CGCGGCTACGTCGTCCACATCACCACCGACCACCTGCAAGTCGAGGTCTACGTCAGCGAACAGGGGCGACGCTACACGGTCGTGACGAACGGCTCCGGCCGGGTCGTCCGGCGCGGACTTGACGACGTAGGCGGCTAGGCCCAAGATGCCCGCTGGGCACCTGCCCGACCATACGAAAGGAGACATGCCATGAACGACCCCACCGTCCTCGCCCTTGCGCTCGGCGCCGTGTTCGTCCTGCTCGCGCTCGGCCAGACGCTCTCGGCGCTCCGCCGATGAGGAAGGCGTGCGCCTGCGGCGGCTTCATCGAGGCGTCCGGAACGCTCGCGGACGTCGCGTCGGCGGTCGACGCTCACAACCGCTCCCAGCGTCACGAGCGCTGGCGGTCCAAGCAGGTCTACCGCGAGCCCGTCGAGGTCTACGTCGAGCCGACGGAGGCGCGGCCCGCGGTCCAGACTGTCCTCGGCCCCTGCCCGTGCATCGCCTGCGGCGGCCCGGTCCGCGTCGAGCGCTACCCGGGCGGAACGCTGCTGGTCGTTCACGCCAACGACTCGCTTGCGTGTCCTGCCGTCGGAGTGGCAGGATGACGACCTCGCGCAGGCGTCCGAACCCCCGGATATGACAGGGCGCTAGGGTGGAAGGCTGGAAGCCCCTTCGGGTGGCTCGCTGGGTCTCCGGCCCGTATAGCGAGGCCGGGGTCTATTCAACGAACAGGAGGCAAGACACATGAACCGACCACCGTCCAAGTCCGGTCGCTCCGTCGCGGAGTACGAGGCCGAGGCGAGGCTTCTCACGCAGAAGTTGGCGGACGACTTCCGCGAGTTCGCGGCGACCGGGGCGACGTCCAACGCGGCCCGGGAACTAGGCGTCGCGATGACTCGCCTGCTCGATGCGGCGGTCCTCGTCACGCGCCTGAGTCGCAAGACCGGCGAGTACGAGGTACTGCCCGAGGTCCGGCTGACGTTCCGTCGGCGCTCCGGACAATGGTACGCGGGGCTCGGGAAGCAAGGCCGGACCGGGACCACCCCGGCGGAGGCTATGCGCTCCCTCGCCGATGCGCTCATCGACTCCGAAGCCGAGAAGCGAGGCCTCTGATGCCCCTGACCGAGGAGTGCTGGTGCAAGGGAGCCATCCCGTCCTGCATGCTCTGTGGCGGCCACGGCCGGGTCGCGGTCGACGAGCGCCATCCCGACGCCTGCGGAATCTGCGACACGGTCCCCGCAGTCGACGACGACGGGGTCCTCGTCAGCCACTCGCCTCAATGCCCCCGCGCCTCCCGGGACGTCGTCGCGGAGTCTGCTCCCGCTCCCGCGGAGGCCACGCCGGAACCGATGGGGCTGGCTCAGGACGTCGACGTCACGGCGGAACCCGTAGCGCGGCCGCTGAGCGGCCCAGAACGGCCCCAGCCGGTCGAAACCGACGTTCCTCCTGCTGGTACGCCCGGGTCGTTCGAGCGGGGCATGGCGGGCTCACGGCACGCGGCCGCGACATGGACCGACGAGCAGAAGGAGGACGTCAGGCTCGCGACCCGATACGCGGCCCGGATGTACGCGCAGTTCACCACCGACGAGGTCTGGCAGCGGCTCTGGGACGTCGACCCCGACTTCCCGGTCTCGAAGGGCATCGGCGCCACGATGGGCGTCTACATGGAGGACCAGTACGGCTCCGGCCTGACCAAGTCCGGTCGCGAGGCGTTATTCCGGTCCACCGGGACGACCCGCAAGCCCCAGCGCGAGGACGTCAACGCCTCGCAGCGGCTCGCGGTCTGGGAGTCCCTCGCCTATGACCCGGGCCTCTGCCCGCGGTCGCTCGCGGGACCCGTCCCCGATGACGTCATGGAGGCGGCGCGGCGCGGGCTCCCGCTCGGTGGCGAACCGCTCGTCCGCTGCTCCATCTGCGGCCAGCGCGTCCCGCTCATCCTGCGGCGCTGGGTCCCCTTCCTGTCAGAGCATCGGACGCCTGAGGCATGAACAAGCGCGACCGTCGGGACCACCCCCCGGCTCCGGAACTCATCAAAGGAAAGTACGTCTGCCGCGACTGCTGGATGCCTGTTCGCGTGGTCTACCACCGGCCCAGCGGTCGGGATTACTGGCGTCACGTTCGGCGACCCCGATGAGGCTCCTCGCCATCGACCCCGGGACCCGCCAGAGCGCGTGGGTCCTGATGGACACGACGGCTACCGTCCCGGTCCGACTCGCGGACGGCTCCCGCGCGGAGCGGCCCCGGCTCATCGACTTCGGCATCGTCCCCAACGACGACCTGCTCCTCCTGCTCCGGGGCATCGCGGCCGACCGCTCCACGGACGCGGCCGTCATCGAGCGGGTCCAGCCGCTGGGCATGTCCGTGAGCGACGACGTCTTCGAGACCGTCTACTGGTCGGGGCGCTTCGCCGAGGCGCTGCATCCCCGGTCGACCTACCGGCTCGGGCGCAAGGTCGTGAAGGCCCACCTCTGCGGGACGACCCGAGCCAAGGACCCGAACGTGAACGCGGTCGTCAAGGACCGCTACGGAGGCGACACGGCCAAGGGCACCAAGGCCTCGCCCGGCCCGCTCTACGGGGTCTCCCGGGATGTCTGGGCGGCGCTCGCGGTCGGGCTCGCATGGCTCGAGGGCGCTCGATGAGGGCGCGCATCGCAAAGTGGCTCTACGTCTCGGCCCTGCTGGTCGACCCGCGGCTCGTCCCCGAGGACTTCCGGCTCGCCGAGGAGGTGGAGCGCATCTGGGGGCGAGCGGTCTCGGAACTCGTGTCCGAGGACCTGCATGACGGCTTCCGCGACGGCGACGACATCGTCATCCGCTACCGCGGGAACAAGGCGGACTGGACCCGACTCCGGGCGCTGGTCCACGAGTACGAACGGCGGCAATCGCCAGAGAGGGAGACATCGTGAAACGGCTACCCATCATCGCCTCGCTCGCCATCGTCGCGAGCCTATTCACGGCGGCCCCAGCGGCCGCGTGGCACGTCGAAACGGGCGACTGCGCGTCAGACGTCCGGGGCGCCATCTTCGAGCCCTACGGCGACCCGTGGGGGCGCATCGTTGTCCGCAACGACCGGACCTGCTGGGGCTTCGTCCGGGTCCCCGATGAGCGCTGGGTCGGGGACGGCATCCTGACCGTCCGGGAGGCCGGGTCGTCCGACGCGGTCGGCTTCGCGGCCCGGGGCGAGCGCATCTACCTGCGGCCCGGCGACTACGTCGGAACGTGGTCCAACTCACAGGAGGTCGAGCACTTCGCCATCTACAACGAGGCCGGACCCGTGACCGTCGGCTGGTCCTTCGTCGGGCGCCAAGGCAAGACGGTGAAGGTCTACACCGTCCCGGCCGGATGCGTCCTGCGGAGCGGCTACCAATGGCTGGAGGGGCGGACCGTCACGAAACTGCGGGACCGAACGAACCGGCGCCTGCTCCCGGCGATGGCCGGACAGCAGACTCGGCTCCGGACGGCGGCCCCGGGCTGGTACAAGCCGCTGGTCCGCGACTACGCCCGCGGGCTCACCTGCAAGGTCTAGACTCCGACTCGAACCCGGCTGACCCCCCTCGGCCGGGTTCGCCTGACCCCACGAAAGGGAACCGATGAGCGCTCCAATCATCACCACGACCACCGAGCGGCTACGAGCCGACGTCCGCGACGACCTGTTCGCCCGACTCCGCGAGGCCGTCATCACCATCGTCGGCGGCTCGCTCGACGGGAAGAAGGCCATCACCGCCGAGGCCTTCGACGACGTCTGGTACGGCTTCTGGGACGAGTACGAGATGCCCCTGCCGTCCGAGCACGCGGCCGAGGTCCTGACTCCCGGCCGGGTCGTCATCGGGCTGGTCTGCCCGGAGTGCGGCGAGGCGGCCCCGGCGGCCATCCGGCTCGACGCTGTCCTGACCGCGGAGGGCACCAAGCGGACCCTCAAGGTGAAAGGCAAGTCCGACCCGGTCGACCACGTCCACGGCCAGCAGATGCTCCCCGTGGGCGACGAGGTCGGGACCGAGCCCGCCTTCGACATGAAGGACATCGTCATCGAGGCCGAGGTCGACCCCGAGGCGGCCCCACACGCCTTCGTCCCCGGCTCCGGCGACGATGGGTCCCTCTGCCAGACCTGCGGATGGAACCTGCCCGACGGGGCGCACTTCGACCCGGACGAGGCCGAGTAGGGTGACCAAGGGGCTGACGCGGGCTGGCTTCAACGGCGACCTCCGCTTCGGAGTCGAGCGCGAGGGAACGCTGGCTCGCATCCTGCGCGACCTCGGCCCCGACGGCCAGCCCACGAACGGCGTCGAACTGAAAGCCGACCGCGACGCCATCAACACCCACAACGTCTATGTCGAGTATCGGGGCGAGAAAGGCCCGTCGGGGGTCGCGACGTCGACGGCCGATTGGTGGGCGTTCGAGATTGTCGGGCTTGACGTATTCGTCATCCTGCGGACGGAGCGACTGAGGGCGCTGGTCGACGCCGAGTTCGCCCGCAACTCCCGGCCGGTGGCAGGGGGTGACCACGACCGCACGACGGGGGTGCTAGTCAAGGTCCACGCGCTGGTCGACCCCTGACCGCGAAGGACGGCCCACACGCCCCGTTCCAACGAGAAGCGGCCCCCGGTCTACCCGGAGGCCGCTTCGTCCGTTGTGGGGCGTTACAGGGCGGCGAGGTACTCGGCCTCGGCCTCCTGAGCCGTCAGGCCCGGCTCGACGACGTCGCTGGCGTCGGCCCAAGGCCCGATGTCGCTCATGTAGCGGCGGGTGATGACGTTGCGGCCGACGATGTCGCGGTCCGCGGAGTCGAAGCCGAAGGCGGCGGCGACCAGCGCGACCTCGGGGTCCGAGCCCAGCGAGAAGAAGACCGCGTCGCCTTCGCTCATCGAGCGGCAGTTGCTCGGCCAAGCCTGCCCGGCCGCGTCGCGCGCCATGCGGTTCCCGACGGTCCATGCCTTCTCGGCGACCTCCCAAGGCTCGGCGCTCTGGTCGACGGTCAGCGTCAGCGTCGGGCCTTCGACCCGGACGTCCTGCGGGGCGGCGATGCTGGAGCGGCGGAAGTCCTCGATGAGGGCGGTTCGGACGGTGATGGTGGTCTGCATGTCTCTGGTCTCCGTTCGTGCTTCCGGCTCGCTGTCGGCCGGGTCTATGGCTACCATACGTCGGCCGTAGCGCCTACGTCAAGCCCCAATCTGCGGGTCTATCGGACCCGCTCGGTGTAGTCGATGGCGGGCTCGACGCCGACGGAGCGGAGCCAGCCCGCGACGTAGTCGACCGTGACCTCGAAGTGGGGTCGGCAGCCGTTCTCGTCCTTGTAGAGGTCCGAGAAGGTCTGGAAGTCGCAGCAGGCGGCGCAGCGCGGACCGTACCAGCCGTCGGCGACGACCGCGTCCTTGGTCCAGTAGCGGTGGCCGACGTCGCAGGTCTCGATGCGGTCGGTGGCGGGGTGGTTGCCGATGGTTCCGGTCATGTCGGGTCCTCCTGTTCGTGGGTTGGTACGGCTACCATAGGCCCGAGCGCCTACGTCGTCAAGCCCTTGTGCGCGAAATAGTCGCGCTACGCGGATTGACGGCGCATGATATGGGCCACAGACTGCGACAACGACGTCCACAGAGGGGAGACCGATGACCGATACCGTGACCATCGAGCCGGGGCAGACGCTCCTCGTCGCGGCGGCTCCGGCCCGCAGGCCGACGGCGGTCCAGCGGCGGCGCGGCCGCATCAAGCGCATCCTCAAGCGGCGCAACCGCTACCAGTTCGGCCAGCCACCGTCGACGACCACGACCGTCGCCTACGGCGCGGTCGCCTGCACCGACACCTGCATCCAACTCATCGTGCTCGCGTGGCTCGGGAAGAAGGTCTCGCTCGACGAGGTCCGGCGGCGCTCCCGCGGCCCCCGCGACGGCTCCCGCGGCCTCCGGCCGGACGAGGCGCTTCGAGCGCTCCGTTCCTACGGGCTCTCCTACGAGGTCCGGTCCGACCTGTCCGCGGGCGAAGCGATGCGTATCGCGCGCAACCGCGGCCCCATCATCGTCGCCGAGAACTACTGGGCTCACCCCCAATGGAAGGCGTACCGCTACCTCGGGATGCGGCCCCTGTCCGGCTGGGCGCTCAACGAGCGCGGCAAGCGGGTGCGGGTCGGGTTCGCGCGACCGCTCAAGCGGGCGGGGCTCACGCAGCCGACGTTCCGGAAGGGCCATGCCGTCCTGCTCGCGTCGTCATACGTCGACGAGGACAACGCCCAGCGGGGCATCGTCCGCGACCCCAACCACAACACCTATCTCCGGCCCGAGCGGCCGTCGTGGGACGATGTCTCGGTCTATCAACTGAGACGCATGATGAACAGCATCCGGCCGTCATACGCCGGTCGGGTCCTGCTCTACGTCCCCACCGAAAGGATGAAGGTCTGATGCACGACGACGACGCGGACTTCTACACCGACTCCATCGAGGAGCCGACCGGGGGCGTCCCTGACCTGCGGGTCGGCTACGTCCCCGAGCCGGAGGATGACGACCCCGAGGCGGGCCACGTCGAGCCCGAGTCAGACGACGACGCCGGGGCGGACGACGACCCCGACGCCGAGTAGAGAGGGAGACCCGACATGGATGCAATCAAGCGCCTGCTCCGCGAGTACAACCTGCTGTCGGCGGCAGTCGTCGCCACGCTCGCCTTCGCGAGCCTCATGGGCTGGCTCCAACTGTCGAACGAACAATGGGGCGGGATGCTCGGAGTCGTCGCGGCATGGCTCCTCGTCCTGCGCTTCGTCGTCACCCCCACCGCTGACCCGCGGCTCCCCATCGGGACCGTCGTCAACGGCAGCACGGCGAACGCCCCCACGGGCGTCGTCGTGGAGATGACCCTCGATGAGGAATGAGACCCCGCTGGACCCGCGGCGGACATGGTTCCGCGACCCCGCGATGGTCGCGACCTTCCTCGCCCTTTGTGCGTCGCTCGGAGCCCTCGCGGGCTCCCTCCTCGGCCGTGTCGTCTGACGTCCTGACCCGGGCGGACCTGCGGGCGGCCATCGAGCGCATCCCCGCGGCCCCGACCGCATGGCCCCTCCGGCGGCGCCTCGTCCACCCCGACGACCTGCGCCACCTCAACGCCCACAGCGGCGGCCAGTTCGGCTGTCCCCGGTGCGAGCGCATCTGGCGACAAGCCGAGGGGTGACCCCGCACCGTCCCGTCCCGGCCGAACCCCCACCCGGCCCCCGCTCGGTCTGCTCGGTCTGCGGGCGGCCCATCTACCGGCTCGGCTCCGGCCGCTGGCTCCACGTAGCGAGGTAACGCATGGCTCCGAAGTCGACCCCGAACGCGCCACAGTCCGACGCCGGACCCGAGGTGGACGAGGGACATGCTGGGACCCTCACACGCGCGGGATGGCGTAACCGCATCGTCGGCGGCGGAGTCAAGCCTGCCTCGGCCTTCCGGCCCAACCCGCTGAACTGGCGGACGCACCCGGCGGTCCAGCAGATGGCGCTCGGCGGAGTCATGTCCGAGGTCGGCTGGGTCCAGCAGGTCGTCGTCAACAAGACGACCGGGAACCTGCTCGACGGGCACCTCCGCGTGGAGATGGCGCTGGAGCGCGGCGAGGACGTCCCCTACGTCGAGGTCGAAGTGTCCGAGTCCGAGGAGCATCTAATCCTTGCGACCCTCGACCCCATCGGGGCGCTCGCCGAGGTCGACGCGGACCGTCAGGCCCGACTGCTCGAACTCATCGGCTCCACGCAGGACCAGTCGCTGAACGACCTGCTCGATGGCATGGCGGCGCTCGACCCGCTCGGCGAAGGCAAGGAGCGCGTCGTCGGCCCGTCGCTGGTCGACCGCTTCGTGGTCCCACCGTTCTCGGTCCTCGACTCCCGTCAGGGCTACTGGCAGGACCGGAAGCGCCAATGGCTCGGGCTCGGCATCAAGTCCGAACTCGGGCGCGGCGAGTCGCTGACGTATCAGGCCGAGACCACCAAGGACATGCTGTTCTACCGCGCCAAGACCGCGGCGGAGTCGCGCGTCGGCCATCCCATCGCGGCGCAGGCGTTCTACGACATCACCCCGGCGGAGCGGCGGCAGTTCCTCAACGGCGAGCCGACCAAGGCCCTCGTCGCGAAGGTCTCGGCGATGCCCGAGGCGGTGAAGGGGAGCCCGGGCACCCGCAAGGGACCGGCGCGGACCTTCGGCCAAGACCTGATGCGGGGCGAGTCCCGGCGCGATGCCGACCGGCGCTCCAACGTCACCGGCGCCCCCGCCATGCCCGCCTATGCCGACATCGGCATGGAGAACATGGCCCCGGGCACCAGCGTCTTCGACCCGGTCCTCTGCGAGTTGGCGTACCGCTGGTTCACGCCCCCGGGCGGACTGGTGCTGGACCCCTTCGCGGGCGGCTCGGTGCGCGGAGTCACCGCGGCCATCCTCGGGCGTCACTACGTCGGCATCGACCTGTCCGGCGAGCAAATCGAAGCCAACCGCGTGCAGGCCCAGACCATCCTCGCGGCCCAGCCGGAGCCGACGCTCGCGACCGTATCGGACCCGGACGTCCCCACCCCCATCGAGCGACACGACGACGTCTGGGTGAAGCGGGACGACCTGTTCGGCTTCGCTGGGGTCCGGGGCGGCAAGGTCCGCACCTGCCTCGCCATCGTCCGCGGGGCGACCGAGGGCGTCGTGACGGCGGGCTCGCGCCAGTCTCCGCAGGTCGCCATCGTGGCGAACGTAGCGCGGGCGCTGGGCATCCCCTGTCGCGTCCACGTCCCGACCGGCTCTACCACCCCCGAGGTCGCGTCGGCGGCCGCGGCGGGCGCGGAGGTCCGCAAGCACAAGCCCGGCTACAACACGGTCATCGTCGCTCGCGCCAAGGCGGACGCGGCGGAGTCCGGCTGGACGGAGGTCCCCTTCGGGATGGAGTGCGCGGAGGCCATCGAGCAGAACCGGCGACAGGTCCGCGACCTGCCCGACGACATCGAGCGCATCGTCATCCCTGTCGGCTCCGGCATGTCCCTCGCTGGCATCCTGCACGGTCTCGACGACATCGGCCGGTCCATCCCCGTGCTGGGCGTGACCGTCGGAGCGGACCCGACCGAACGGCTCGACGAGTACGCCCCGGCGGACTGGCGCGAGCGCGTGACCCTCGTGGCGTCCGGCTCCAAGTACGAGGCCCCGGCGGCCGAGACCGTCTGGCGAGGCATCGACCTCGACCCGCACTACGAGGCCAAGGCGGCCCCGCACGTCCGGCCCGGCGACCTGTTCTGGGTCGTGGGGCGGCGCGAGGAGGGAAGCACGGCGACGGGCTACATGCCCACGTGGCACGTCGGCGACTCCGACGCGGTCCTCGACACCGACGTCGTCCCGGCCGAGGTCGACTTCGTCTGGACCTGCCCACCGTACTATGACCTTGAGGTCTACTCGGACGACCCGGCCGACCTATCGAACATGCCCATCGAGGACTTCGACCGGGTCTATCGGTCCATCCTCACCAAGGCCGCCACGCGACTCCGGCAGGACCGCTTCGCGGGGGTCGTCATCTCGGACGTCCGCGACCGACACGGCAACTACCGCGGGCTCCCGCAGATGACCATCGAGGCCTTCGAGGCGGCCGGATGCACGCTCTACAACGAGGCCGTCTTCGTCAACGCGGCGGGGTCGCTCCCGATGCGAGCGGCGCGGCAGTTCTCGGGCGGGCGCAAACTCGGCCGGACCCATCAGGAGGTCCTCATCTTCCTCAAGGGCAACGGCAAGGCCGCCACCGACGCCTGCGGTACAGTCGAGGTCGACGACACCTTCTTCGGCGAGGAGCCCACCGATGGCTAGCGGTCCCGGCGACGATGCCCTCAAGCCCGAGGTCATCCTCGCGACCATCAAGCAGTCCGGCGCCAAGCGCACCCCGGCCCGAGCGGTCGCGGTCGCGCAGGCGTTGATGGTCGGCGCGTCGAAGCGAGCGGCGGCAGCCCACGCGGGCATCGACGACAACACGCTGCACCGCTGGATACACGACGACCCGGCCTTCCGGGCGCTCGTCGAGCAGGCGGAGGGCGCGGCCGAGATGACCTACGTGTCCGCGGTCTACCGGGCGGCCTCCACCGACCCCAAGACCGCTATGTGGTGGCTGGAGCGGCGCAGGCCCAAGGAGTACGGGCGACGCGACCGCATGGACATCTCGTATGAGACCCAGCAACTGGCCCGCTCCATCGCCGAGGAGCAGGGGCTGGACGAGACCGAACTACTCCTTGAAGCGCAGGCCATCGTGGAGTCGGCTCGGGACCGTAACCGGCGGGCGGACGGAGCCTGAGTCCGGTGCCCGAGGACGGGCGCGACCTGCTCGACGCGGTCATCCACGAGCGGATGATGGAGAAGGCGTCCCGAGCAGGCCGCGAGTTCGCTGACCGCGACTTCTGGAGCGCCTACGTGGCGGCCGTGGTGGCCCGCAGGGCGGCCGTCGACGACTACCTCCGGCACCATCCCGAGGAGCAGTCCGACCCCGTTCCACAGCCGTCCTTCGCGCTATGACCGTCGACGTCATCAGCCTTGACTCGGCGCTCGGGCTGGCGGCGGCCAACCTGCGGGCGCGCAAGGGCTCGGCAGACCGGCGAGTGGACGCCTGCCGTGACTCCGTCGCGGAGTTCGCGCGCTACTGCTGGCTGAAACACCCGACCCGCGGGAAGATGCACCCGTCGTGGATGGACGCTCCCGGCGCGTCGTATGACCTGTGGGACTGGCAGGCCGGGATGCTCGAACTCTGGGCGGCGGAGCGGCTCGTGTGCGTCCTCAAGGCCCGGCAGTTGGGGGTCTCGTGGCTCGTCGCCATCTACGTCCTGTGGCTGGCCCTGTTCCGTCCCGGGACGACCGTCCTGCTGGTCTCCATCGGCCAGCGCGAGGCGGACGAACTGCTCGACAAGGTGAAGTTCATCCTGCGCCACCTGCCTCCGTGGCTCCGGCCCCACGGCACCGTCCCGCTCGCGCGCTCCATCACCTTCGCGAACGGCTCCGAGATAGAGTCCCTGCCGTCGTCCGGCGCCACCGGCCGGTCGCGGACCGCGTCGCTCGTCGTCTTGGACGAACACGCTTGGCAGGCTAACGACGTCGACATCTGGACTGCCATCGAGCCGACCGTCGAGGCAGGGCAGTTGCTCTCGGTCAGCACCGGGAACGGGCTCGGCCCGCTGCACACGCGCCTGTACAAGGGCGCGGTCGAGGGCGTCAACGGCTTCGTCCCGGTCTTCATCCCGTGGACCGCTCACCCCGACCGCGACGAGGAGTGGGAGCGGCAGGAGCGGGCGCGGATGTCGGTGAGCAACCAGCCGCAGTTGTTCGAGCAGGAATACCCATCGAACGACGTCGAGGCCTTCATCATCACCGGCTCCCCGGTCTGGACGGCGGCCGAGTTGGAGGCGCTTCCGAAGCGCGAGGTCGAGCCGCGGGAGCCGGGGCTGTGGGTCTACGAGGAGCCTGTACCCGGCGAGCGCTACATCATCGGCGCGGACACCGCGGAGGGCGTCGTCGGCGGCGACTGGTGCTCGGCCTCCGTCCTGCGGGTCATGCGGGACGAGGACGGCTACCGCGGCGAGCAGGTCGCGGTGCTGCGCGGGCTCTGGCCCCCGGAGGTCTACGCCGAGCGACTGCACCGGCTCGCGACGTTCTACGCCGTGGGCTACGAGGCCCGGCGCTCGCGGACCTGCTGGCTCGGAGTCGAGCGCAACAACCACGGCCATGCCGTCCTGCTCCGGCTCCGGCAGTTGAACCCCAAGGACCAGCCCTACGGGCTCTCGTCGTGGAAGAAGGCGCTCGGCTGGGTGACGGACCCGCAGACTCGGCCCCTGATGTATGACCAGTTCGCGGGCGCGGTCCGCTCCCGAGCGGTGTCCGTCGTCGACCCCGTGAGCATCAGCCAGATGTCGACCTTCGCGGCCGGGCGCAACGGCGGCGCGGCGCAGTCCGGCTTCCACGACGACGACGTCACGGCGCTGGCTATCGCATGGGCTCACCACCGGCGCTCCTTCGGCCCGCTGCTGGACGTCCCGCCTTCGGCGCGTTAGTCTGCTCGCATGGACGAACGGCCGCGGGTGGTCCTCTCGAAGGCGTGGGTATTCGACGGCCCCGGCGGCCCCCGGCTAGAGCGCTTCGGCAAGCAGTCAACGCAGATGCTTTCGGGCGACCAGATGACCATCGCGTCCGACAGCGGCGCGGAGTCCGGTCTAGAGCGGCCACCGTTCAACATGGACCACCTCGCGGCCCTGCTCGGCGGCTCCGGCGCGGTCGGGAACAGCATCCACTCCCGGTGCGTCAAGCAGAAGGCGACCGACACGCTCGGGCGCGGCCTATCGCTCCGGGCGGACGGCGACGACGACGGCTCTCCAGAGGAGGAGGACCGCTGGGGCGAGTTCGTCCGGCAGGTCGAGTCCGACGGCGACGGCTCCATCAAGGAACGGCTCACGCAGGCCCATCAGGATTACGAGTCCATCGGCTGGGCGGTCCTCGAAGTCGGGCGCAATCGGACGACGGGCGCCATCGACGGGCTGTGGCACGTCCCCTCGCATACGGTCCGAGCCCACAAGGACGGGCGGCGGTTCGCGCAGCGGCGGCAGGACAAGTACGTCTGGTTCAAGCGCTACGGCCTCGACGGCGACGTGGACGCGAAGCGCGGCGGCTGGTCCGATGCCCCCATCGACGCGGCGCTCCGGGGCAACGAGGTCATCGTCATCAAGAACTACACGCCCGCGTCCTCGTACTACGGGCTGCCCGACCACATCCCAGCGCTCTCGGCCATCGCGGGCTGGTCGGCGCAGGCCGAGTTCAACATCCGGTTCTTCGGCAATCAGGCGGTGCCGTCGTATGCGGTCATCGTCGAGGGCGCGGACCTGACCCCGGAGTTGGAG